TAAAATTATTTGCGGTTATTCCATCGGTTATTGACACAAATGAAAGAATTACTACGCTATCCATTAGCACTGATGTTGACGATGCTGTCAATGGTAGTATTCTTGTTACTGATGGTGGTCGCTATAACTATATTATTTATGGTCAAAATTCGTCTACTAACTTGGATCCTGCTGATGCTGATGTGGTTGGTGAGATTAAAAGAGGTTATATCGAATTCACTACGCTGACGCAATACTTTGACCAACCAACGCTAACCATACCTAATGACATCGAATACAATGGCTAACATTGACGAAATAAAGCAACGCATTGGAGCAACTCAAATAGAGATGTCCAAGTACGTTAAAATTGATCCCATTGAAAAGGAAGATAGAAAGGGATGGGTTAACTATGGGGAGAGCAATGCGTTCCCTCAATACTTGATTGAACTTTACAATGAGTCACCTGTTCACGGCGCACTGGTGAACTCAATTAGTTATATGATTGCAGGAAAAGAATTGACTGCATCCACTCCACAAGCGGTAAAAGAAATTCAGCGATTGAAGTTGGATTCAATTATCCATCCAACCTCATTAGATTTAAAGTTACACGGAGGTTTTTATTGGGAAATTATTTGGTCAATGGATAGAAGTACTATCGCACAGATAAACCACCTTCCATTTGAGAATTGCCGCCTTGCTTGTAGTGATGAGGAAGATGATGTTGTTGGTGTGTGGTATTCACGTGACTGGTCGGATATGCGGAAGAAAAAGAATACACCGCATTATATTCCGATGTTCGATGTTAATACTAACGAAGCTGAGCCAAAGCAAGTATTATTCGTGCATAGTTTGATGGTTGGTAGTGAGTATTATCCCAAACCTGATTACGTTGGTGCAATCAATGAGATTGAAAAGATGAGGCAGTTGAGCGAGTACCAGGTCAATCTTATTTTAAATGGTTTCTTCCCATCTTTGATTGCATCTTTCAATAATGGCATCCCATCATTGGAGGAACAGCATATGATAAAGAATCAATTGCAAATGTCATTGGGTAGCGCAGAAAATGCAGGGAAGGTATTGACATTCTTTAATGAAGAAAGAGATAGAGGTGTTGAATTCACTCCGTTTCCTGTTAGTGATATGGATAAGCAATTCACCACATTGGTTGACCAATCGGTAGAGGCAATTTTGGTAAGCCATCGTGTTACATCTCCTTTGTTATTTGGTGTGCGTGATGGCGGTGGATTGGGTAGCAATACCGATGAGATGAAAACTGCGATGCGTATTTTTCAGCGTCAAGTAATTGAGCCATTTCAAAGATTAATTACAGGTGCAGTAGAGGAAGCGTTGGCATCATTTGGTGTATTTGGTGAAGTTAAAATTGTGCAGAATGATTTGTTCGCTGATGAGATGGTAGTGGATGCAGCAGGTGAAGTAGCACAACCAGTTGATGTTGCAAGTCAAGCATTGAATGGTGCGCAAATTGCATCACTACTTGAAATCATTGTACAGACTACTGCAAATGTCTTGACCATTCCAAGTGCAAAAGCAATCACAAAGGCATCTTTCCCAATGTTGTCCGATGTTCAAATAAGCGAGATATTCGATAACCTATCCAATGTCGCTATTGATCCCACGCAAGTAGTCCAAAAAAAAAAAGTTAATTTAGAAAGTTACGAGCCTACCGATGAAATGGCAGGTGAAGCGGAACTTGGATTAAAGTGGCGAGAGGAATATGGTAGAGGTGGTACTGAGGTCGGAGTAGCAAGAGCGAGAGACATCAGTAATAAACGGAATTTATCTTTTGATACAGTGCAAAGGATGAATAGTTACTTTTCAAGGCACGAAGTAGACAAAGAGGCAACTGGATGGAATCAAGGTGAAGATGGATTTCCAACAGCAGGTCGAATAGCTTGGCAACTTTGGGGAGGTGATGCAGGGAGAGATTGGGCAAAGAGAATTGTTGAGCGTGTGAATGTTGAGCAGTCAGCGCACGTGTGTCAATCTTCAAATGATTTCACAGATGAGGAAGGGAGAATCTTCATTGATGAATTAAAAAGCAAAGCTGAATATATAGACAAAGAGGAATGGGAATTGATAAGTGAGGAAGATGTACTTGATCCTGAAAATGAATTAAACTACACCTCACAACTATTCAACAAGATGCCTTCAATGAGTGATGCAAATGGTGGGGAGAAATCACAATGGGGAGATGCAGGACTTTACAAATTACGTTACGCATATTCTCAAAATCTTTCTGCAAATTCAAGAGAATTCTGCATTGATATGGTGGGAATGTCGGCATCAGGTGCGGTGTTTAGATACGAAGATATAAAGAGGATGAGTGACAAAGGAGTGAATGGAGATTTCGCACCAACTGGACAAAGCACCTATGATATTTTCGTCTACAAAGGTGGCGCATTTTGTCATCATTTTTGGAAGCGTCAAATCTATATGAGAAAGAGAGATTCAAAAGGTAGAATTTTGCCTAACGAAGGTCTTGAAAATGATAAGCGTGTGGGCAATAACCCATTCGTTCCAAAGAAAGGAGTTGAAGGTGTTGCTCCCATAAATACACCATCAAGAGGTTCAATTAAATACGCCTAAAAAATGCCAATACCACAAGAAATATTACTCATCAATGAGGACTACATCAAGAAGTTTACACCTTTAACCGATGCAGTTGATCCCAATTTAATTAGACCTGCCATCTATTTGGCTCAGGATAAGTATTTGACCAACTTTTTGGGGACAAATTTGACGGTAAAATTAAAGGATGATGTAGCCAATAGCACGTTATCAGGTGATTATGAGACATTGCTCAATGAGTACGTGTTGAAAGTTGTGTTGTGGTGGACAATGGTGGAGTTGTATCCATCATTATTGTACAAGCACGATAACGGAAACTTGGTAAGCAGACAAAGCGAAGATACCACACCTGTGACCAAGTTAGAAATGGAGTCACTCAAAGAGGCTGCGAGACAAAATGCGAGATGGTACACCAAAAGAATGGTAGACTATTTGTGTTACAATAGCGAACTATTCCCCGAGTACACCAACAATACAGATAACAACATTTTCCCTGATCGTAACCCATACGGAAAGAGTAATTTTTTGATAAGTAATTCATATAAAGAATGGAGAAACAAGTGGTCAATAAAAGACTTTCTACCCCCATCGTATTAAAGCGAAAGGAGTACGAAAAACTATTGAAGCAGTATCTTAAAAAACAAGAAAAGAGATGAAAGTAAAGTTGTGGTTGTTGGGTATTGCAACGGTGTTTCTACCAATCAAAGAATTGATGATTACCATTGGTTTTTTGGTGGCTATGGATATGGTGGTGGGTATTTGGAAAGCTATCAAATTAGGTCAGCGAATTAGGTCAAGACGGATGAGTGATACAATAACAAAATTGATGTTGTATCAAATCGCAATCGTTAGCGGATTCTTGATTGAGACCTACATAATCACCGAACTTATCCCCATTACTAAGTTGATAGCAACTGTTGTGGCTATCATTGAATTCAAGTCAATCATTGAATCAATTGAGTCAGTGACAGGAAAGGATTTGTGGTCAAAGATAAAAGCAATCATTGGAAGAAAAAGCGAAGATTTAACCGATGCAATGACCGATGGACAAGGTAAGTAAATACGTGAGTTACTTTGAGGTAACGCATAGCAATCAAGCGAAGGCATTAAGGATAAGCAATATTCCAAATGCTGAACAATTGGGTAACTTGAAGCTGGTTTGCACCAATGTATTTGACAAAGTACGTGAGCATTTTGGTAAACCAATCGGTATCTCATCAGGTTTCCGCAGTCACGAACTTAATACACGCATTGGTGGTTCAAAAAGTTCACAGCATATGGAAGGGAAGGCATTGGATATTGATGCTGATATTCACGGTGGCATAAATAACAAAGAGATATTTGATTGGATAAGAAAGAATTGTATATTTGACCAACTGATATGGGAATTCGGAAGTGAGAATGCACCATCTTGGGTTCACGTAAGTTACAATAGTCAAGGGAATAGAGGTCAAGTGTTACGTGCGGTCAAGAGTGGTGGTAGAACAGTATACCAACCATTCTAAAATAATATGGCAGAAAGTCAAAAAACAAAGTTAGCACGTGAAGTGCGTGAGCGTTTTCCTGATACACCAACGCTGACATTAGCGAAGAAATTAAGCAAAGAACATTTTGAGACCTTCTTAGGAGTTGAAGATGCGAGAGATTCTCTCCGCAGGATTGAAGGTAAGATAGGCAAAAAAAATTCCAAAGATAAATCACTATATCGCACCGAAGAAAGACCTCGCAACCCATTTAAGTTACCAAAGTCATATGCGAAAGGTCGCAAACACATTGACATTAAAGGCAAAAAGATTTTAATCTTATCGGACATCCACATCCCATATCACGATATTGATGCATTGTCAACAGCTATCCAGTGTGGACTTGACGAAGGAGTAGACACTGTGGTGCTGAATGGTGATGCATTGGACTGCCATATGATTAGCGACTTTGTGAAAGATCCAAAGAAACGTAAATTCAAAGATGAGTTGTATGCAATGCGTACTTTTATTTATGAATTGAGGCAAACCTTTCCGAATGCTGAAATCATTTACAAGGAAGGCAACCACGAAGAACGCTACTGGCGATATATGCGCGTGAAAGCACCTGAGTTATTTGATATAGATGCGTTTGATTTCGCCTCACTTTGCCATCTTGATAAATACAACGTGCAGTGGATTGAAGGGAAAAACAAGCTGAACGTAGGCGGTCTATCCATCTTTCACGGTCACGAATTCGGAAAGCAATTTATCCCATCTGTAAACGTGGCGAGAGGGTTGTTTTTGAAGACAAAAGCAAACGCAATGTGTGGACATCATCACCAAACTGCCGAGCATACCGAAAGAGATGTTAACGGAAAAGTGATTACGTGTTGGGGTGTCGGTTGTTTGAGTGAGTTAAGTCCGGACTATAATCCCTACTCAAAGTACAATCACGGATTTGCTATAATAACCAGAGGCAATGGAAAAGAATTTCACGTTAAAAACTATCGTATTAATCAAGGCAATATCTATTAGCATTGGTATTGCAATTGGTGTTTTATTATGTGAAAATCGTAACAATTCCACATATAAAAATGTTACGAAAAACGATACGATTGTTGTGTTAAAGGCGAGAATTGATACGCTGAAACTTGAACGCATTAAATTAAAGACCATATATGAAAAGGATATTGATACTATCTATCTTATGGATACTACTGCCATTGATAGCGCATACACAAAGGCAATTGAGCGACTCATTGAGATGGAAGGAGCTGGATTCTTTACGAACTGAAAGACGATTGGTTGTACTGGGTGTACGTTCACTTGACTACTATATTGTAGTAAACTCAAATTTAAGTAAGGAGAATCAGTCACTAACCAAGATGAATGCAGTTAATGTGGCTTATATCGAACAATTAGAGGCTGATTTGTCCCATTTAAGACAAGTTATTGACCGAGAAATTGAAGCAAAAAAAAAGTGGCGCAATGCCACTCTTTTGATAGTTGGTGTTAATGTCATTTTTTTGACATCATTCGTTTTAAGTAGATAGCAAAATCAAGAGCCTCCTCGTATGCGTGTTGCATCCATTCTTTCTCCGATAGATTCGCCTTATCCACCGTTGTGCCATACTTAATCCTGCCCATTTTCTCACGTGAGATAAGATCAGTGATAACCTCTTTGTAGACATCACTCTGGCAGTTGTCAAAATCGTGCGTTATATTCATTTAATTTCTAATTTAGGTTGATTTTCTTTTGCATCTTGAATTAACTTGATGAGTTCTGGTAGCATCCAATAGCCATAGGTTGCCATTTCATAAGTAAAATCATCAAGGTGTTTAGTGATTTCGGGTAAGGTCGCACCATCCGCATCCCATAAAGCTGTAATTGTCTTTCCGTGTTCACGTTGGATAGACTCATTGAGCCTCTTTAATAACATCTTTGTTTGATGATTGTAAAACCATTTGATTTCCTCGCATTCATCTCCTGCATAGAGTGAAGCCTGTAACCACATTAATAGGTTCAGCACCTTGATTTTTTCAAGTTCGTCTTGCGTAATTTCTGTTTTCATCAATCTATAAATTCGTTAAAAATTTCAACAATAGTTTCATTATACCATATCACACCATCAACAATCAAATAATAATCAGTGCCGCAATATTCTTCCAAACCATTGTAGTTATCACTGTAATCAAAACCAAAATTATATTTATCCATTAAGGTTTTTAATTCTGTTTTGAATGATTCAATTTTTTTCTTTCTTTTTTCAAATTCCAACTCATCCTGAGTAATTTCTGTTTTCATTTTATTTGTTTTTAGTTGTGTGCCAGTACATATCGCACTCATTATTTTTTAGAGGAACGTGCAGAAAATAAGACTGCATCATTCCATCTTTTGCAGTGTAACGATAACAAGATTCTTTCATTGGGCAATTCGTGCCTTTGCATTTTGTAATATCTGCCATAGTGCTAATTTATTAAGCGAAAGCGTACTTTCCAAAATTCTTTTTTAATTCGTAGAATGCCCTCATCATTATAGCATCTGCAAAGTCGGGACTGATTCCGTGTCTCTTTTTCAAATCTTCTTTGTTTGTGACTCTTAACTTTCCATCGCTATCAATCTTCTCCCTGCGTATCATCTCCAATTCTTTGACGATGGTGTCCTTATGCGTACCTTCAAATGTGATAGCATTACTACTTATCAATTCACCCAACTTGAAATAACAATCACTTTTGAGATTCATATAATTGTCACGCACCGCCTTTGATCCGTTCAAGAATCCTTTGCAGTGGAGATAATCTTTGCAACCTCCCCCAATCCCATCCTCATCTACCAGTACGTTGGAAAGACGCACGTTATGATTTTTAATCAGGTCATTGATAGTGTCCACAACCTCGTTTATTGGTTTGTGTTTTAGCACCACGAACTTTTCTGCGTGCAAGTTATTCCATACAACTATCACTGTCCTATCATCTCCCATCCGTGCAATATCCGCAGTGATGAATTTATCTCCCAAAGTAGTGGATGGTCGGAAGCATCGGAGTAAATCATCGTATTCGTAAAGTCTATCTTTGGTCTCATCATAGTCCCAATCGCCTTCTAAAAGTCTTTTGCGGTCAATATCGGGCAACATTTGAAGCGACTCAATGTACACTGGGGAGATATGTGGGTTATCCGTTGGTAGTGCTTGAATAAAGCGTCTGTCCTTTCTTATTGAGCCATTACGTTGAGCATCAAAGAACTCCCGATATAACCAACCTTTGTGGGGATTGCACGTGAGTAGTCCTTTGGGATTGTCATTGATTAGCTTGAACCTCACACGTGAATTCAAGATATTGATACACTTTTCGCTCACCTCACTTGCCTCATCTACAAAGTAGTCTGTGATTTCAAGTGATCCAAAGCGTGAAAAATCTGCGTCCGATGGCATATCAGCCAAATCCATCAAGATAATCTGTGAGCCATTGTACCAATTGATTACGTGGTCTTGCCCATTGTAGGTGAAATGTTTTCCTGCAATGAGATTGTATTTGGTACACAACTCAAAGAACGTAGCCAATGTAGATAGTCGCAACTTTTTTAATTCAGCTCTACCGATTAATCCACGTGTACCTGGATACTTTAATCTCCTTTTAATCTGCCAATCGCATCCAAGAAAAGATTTTCCAGAACCAGCACTTCCGCCATATAACAACTGCCTACATTCGTTATCTATCGCAAGATAGGATAATGCCTCTTTTTGCTTATCGTGGAATTGTATCATTTAGAAAAGAGTTAGTTGGTTGGTTGTTTCATTGGGCAATTCATCACAGAGCATCCGCAAAATACCATCATATTTGCAGTGGTCATTGTTGTTACCAATTAAATAAACCAATCTATTCACACTTGCAAAATATGCCTCATCTTCGGTATCATATCCGTAAGCGTGATTCAATACTGGCTCACTCCATCCTTGATTAATACCTTGAAAAGTTAATCCATATACCCAACGGTTATTCATATTCTTAGCCCATTTAACTTGCGCAGTAAATTTTTTAATGCATTTGAAAGTACACAACTTTTCGTTTTTGCAAACACCATGATCGTTCCATTCAAAATCAGTTTGAACATTCAAATCTTCTTCAAAATCTTCTTGTTCAATCATAACGCATCCTTTATTTTTTGTTGCAACAAATGACTATCCATAATATCAGCGTAGATGAGCCTTGACAATTCACACTGGTAATCATCTTTGAAGCGTTGGCGTGTTATCTTATCCAATCTTTTGGCCTTATACGCACTCATTGATTGAGCATCAAGCGTCTTTTTATAGGCCATAAATTGCCACTTTTTCCACTCATCTTCACTCCACATTTCATCTCGCAGAATCTTTTTATCGTAGAATGTCCGGACTTTCATAGGTGCTAACATCAGGACAAAATCTCTTTTGTTTTCTCTCCACAACCTGATGTCCTCATTGAAGGTCTCAGTCCAATCAACTGGCTCATCGGTTGTGTTGGATGGCAATTCGATTTTAGCTTTCTTTTTGTCAAGTGCTAAATTCGTTTTCATCTTGAATTCATTGTACGATTTCAAGACATCGGAAAGAAACGCTACCGACATCATCCCAAAGCATTCCACTCTCACCCATTCGCTACCAACTGCATTAAGTTGGAAGGCAAGAGCCATTTCGCCTGTTGTGAGATATGGGTAATGCGTCTGCATCGTTACATAAAGAAGATTTGTTTCTTCATCGGAAGGTAGATTCTTGATGCCATACAGCACAATACCATATGCGATTGATTGCTTAAAAATGGATAGCGTAATCTCATTAATGCGAGGCGATTCAAGACTTGTGATAAATGCCTTTTCGTTATGCGTTAACCCACTCGTGTAGGCTGTTTCGTTGTATACGACCAATTGTGTCATTGTGTTGATTTTTAGTTGTTACAAATTTACTTAAATCCCAAGCGGATCTCACTGCTGCCTTCCAGTCTTTCATTTTGTTTTTACCATACTTCCAACCGGTATTGGTGTAATGGCTGATAAAGACATCCGCAAAATGAAGGGCATCTTCGGAGTTGCTATTGGGCATCCTTTCAAGGAAATAGTCAGCGACTTCTTCAAGAGATGGCGCAGTGAAAAGACATCCTTTCGATTTTATTTGTTGGTTGTTCAACTGACTTTCCAACTGGCTCACTCTCTCTTTTAGTGAGAGTACCTCGCATATTAAAGTATTGATGTCCATCTGTTAAGTATTGTTTAGTTGTTGTGCAATTATAACCATTATTTTCGAATGCCTCAAAAAAATCATTCACTATGAATCTCCATTGACCATCTATCTTGTAAAGGTCACAGAATTTTTTGATTGAATGGAGTACGGTTGAGTGATCAACTCCAACAGGCGCACCAATGTCACGCAAGGTCTTTTTGTTATTCGTGAAATAGTTGAAGGCAATAACGATAGCACGTGCATCCACTACATCCCTCCTGCGTGTGCGACTTTGAATCTCACTGTATTTGACATTCATCAAATTAAGACACGCATCGCTGATAATGTCATCAATAACTTTTGTTTCTTGAATTGATTTCATTTCTTCTGGTTGGTTAACCACCAACTCACGCAGGTGTGCAAGTTGTTTTTCGATTGAATCAATTGCGTTTAGTATTATCTCATTCATCTTGACCTCCTTTGTGTTTTAAAACGCATTTTTCACATTGTATTATACCAGCTTCTAAAAAAAAATCTGTTACATAAACTGAATCTTTTGTAAAACCACAAGTATCACAATGATTATAGGTATATAGTTTTTTTATGAATTGTAGGATTTTATTCATCTTGACCTCCGTATGTTTCGTTGTAGTATTGCTCTCCTTGTTCTTTAAATCCATACTCTTTTCCTTCGTAATAAGCATCTTCAATCTGCTCCTTTTCCATTTGGAGTGCTTTTTCAATAGCATTGCAAGTTTTTGCGTCAAACATTCTCATCGCATTTGGTATTAGTTGTTCCGCTAACCATTGCACCGCCGTTTTTTTCTTTTTCATCTTACAAATAATTTACAGGTTCGTGTTCGTTTTCATTTTCAGCTACTGCCAATAAGATCAATTCGCATTTGTCAACGTTTATCATTTTCGATAACTTATCAATGTGCTGAATGCTCATTGTGATTGGGTACGTTTCGTACTTCCTGCCAGTTGGCCAAGTCACTCCCATTGCCTTCGCGAATTCGTAGGTACTTGGGTAGTGGGTTCTAATTAGTGTTCTAAATTTCATTTCAATTTTTTTAAGTAATCAATTAATTCTTTCGGGCTATCAAAGTTGATAACCCCCCTTAAAAAGGGAGGTCATCAGCGTTATTCATTTTACCATCTTGAATAGCATCCTTGTAAGGATTTTCACCGGTAGTAAGATAGATTTCGAATGCCTGAGCAGTGGCGCATATCATCCCAATCTGTTGGTTGATGGGTTCGCCTTCGCCTTTATGCAAGTCAACTGCTGCCTTCAAAGCTACCGCACGTGCAATATCTGCGGACTTATCTTCATTTGATTTTCCAAATGACTTACCTCCACCATTCCACGCAGGTTTCTGCTCTTTTGCAAATTTGATATTCCAGTACCTACCGTTTTGGGTATAATCGTACTGCTTTTCATCTCCAACTTTGAATGGAGGTTCTTGTGATGCAGCAAAGCATCCACCGACATCTCCATTTTCCATTTCGACCTCAAATTTGAAGAGGTCTTTCCATGTGCCATTGTTTTGAATGGACTTGATTTTACTTGTTTTCATATATCTGTGATTTTGATTTTTACTTGTTTTAATTCGTTATATACTGCGAGTAACTGCGGTGGCATTATACCTTCCCAAATTTTCATCGAAGATGATGCGGTTTTGTCTTTATTGATCCCTCTCAATCGCATAAATTTGTCTTGACAATCGTACCACACAACGAACTTGTTATCTAATTTGTGTCCGTGTACCTGTGCTATCGGCATAACCCATTCCCAAAATTCGCCATTGATGGAGTTAACTATGTAGGTCGCACCTCCATAACTGCCTTTGACATTGAGCGCATCCATCCTTTGAATGCAGTCCTGCTCATCCAATTCTTTCCAATCTCTCATCGTTTGTAGGTTTTTTCAGTTAACAATGCCTCCATTCTTTCAAATGGTTTGCGTGGTGAACTGTCCGCAATGTGTTGAGCAATTGCGTTAAAGTCAAGTTGCTCATTCGGCATACTGGAGGACATCACACAGATGTACTTGCGTGGGTAGGTTAAATCAAATTGTTTCATAGATAATCGTCTTTTTTAATTTCTCAATTAAAATATCATATTCTTCACGACTCATCAACCATCTGCGCCCTGTATCATCTTTCCATATTTTAAGAATAGCGAGTAAAGCTGCACGTTCGTTAATGTTTAAAACGAAGATAGATGAATCCAAAGGACAATGCATCTTATCGAAACCACTGATGTCGTCACCAATGATCATTACTGGTTTTCTTAGATTTCCCATTACTTTATGATTTGCATTATGAAACAATCAATTGACTCATCATCTGTTTGGCAACTTACCCAAAGGTCCTCATCGTATGTGATGAGTGCGCCAGTAGCTTCAGCGATTCTAATTACTGATGCGTTTGCCTCTTCCAATGTTTGGAATTCGTGGTGCTTATATACACCGTCTTTCTTTTGATAAACTTGATACATAGTGTTTTGTTTTTAAGTTGTTTAATGTTTAGTGATGTGCGTTGAAGAGCCGCACCCCTCTTTTTATTTTTTAGAACCAATTAGCTTTGCACCATTTGGTAACTTGTGAATTTAAGGTTCTTTCAGTGTGAGCATATAAACTCCAGATTTCTTTTCCATCTTCTTTGATAGATGCGAAGTTACCGTTCTCAGTGTAAAGATATTCCACTTCAAACTTTCTAAGATTCCAAAAGATTTTGTTTGCTGTTTTCATTTTGTTTTTGTTTCGTTGTTTGTTTGGCAAATATAGAAATAAATTTTAATATGTCAAGAAAAAAATTAAAATATTTTTAGTTTTCCAATGTTTACGGGGTTTTCAAGATGCATTTTTTTTTGTGGTTGGTATTAAAATTGTGTTTAATTTAGTCCAATGAAAGGGAAAATAATCCAATCAATGAAGCCACGCGCTAAAAAACCATTGGCAGGTGAAGCTGGTGTGCAGGTTGCCATTGTTCAATACATTAAAATGCAGTACCCCAATGCCTTGTATTGCGCATCTGCGGGCGGTATGTTCACATCAATGAAACAGGCAATCAAGATGAAAATGACTGGATATGTCAAGGGGTTTCCTGATCTCCAAATATGCGAACCCAATGATAAATATCACGGATTATTCATTGAGGTCAAGACTGACAAAGGTATGGTGAGCAAGGAACAGAAGGAATGGATTAAACAACTGAACAAACGTGGGTATTATGCTACTTATGTAAAAGGCTCGGAAGATGCCATTAAATTGATAGATGCATATTTCAAAAACGCAATATGACCAACATAGGCGGTTAGCCATTAATCTTTGTAGCGGTAACGTGTACGAAGCGGATGACCTTCTGCACGATACTTTACTTTGCATATTCGAAAACGGAAATGAGATAAGGAATAGTGAGCATTACATCAACCACGCATTAAAGATTGCACACTGGTCGAATCGTTCCCACTACCACAACACCATTCGCAAGTTTAATCAAATGAGTGATGAGCCTACTGAATCACAATTGCGTGACTATGAGAGTGTGACCGTGTGGTTAGGTGACCGAATCACCAATGAGCAATTAGATATTTTGATAAGTAGACTTCCTTTCTTTGAACGTGAGGTCTTTTATTTATATGCCTTAAATGACTTTTCATATAATGATTTGAGCATTGATACAGGAATACCAAAGAAAGTGCTTTACAACGCTGTTAAATACGCTAAAAACGAAATAAAAAAAGCAATAGTGATATGAATAAGATAATTGAAATGGCCAATATACGGATGGCTATTTGCCGAGAATGTCCGGTCTACAATTCGACAACCCGAACTTGTGGCACTCCATTAAATAAACTTAATCCATTCGCTACACCTGTAACTTTGGATGGTGTGACCTTCAAACCTTGTGGGTGTTTTCTTGACTTAAAGACAAAGATGACATTCCAAGATTGTCCAGGTGGAAGATGGCCAGTTGTTGTGGATGCTGAAAAGAAAGCACAAGCAAAGGAACTTGTGGAGTCCGTTAAGGCAACCAATGTGCTAACTGATCCACAAAGAAGGTTGTTAGCTGAATTCGATGAGATGATGAAGGGTAGCAAAGGCAAGGTGAGTAGTTGTATACCTTGCGTTAAAAAGATGGTGGATGACCTTCACAACCAACTAAAAAGTGAGGAGGTGCTACTTATGGAGGAGGAGCAACCCAAAAAGAAAAAACGTGGAAGAAAATCTAAATCTCAATAGTGATGAGCAACCTTGTAGCTTCTTTTTTTATGTGGCATTCACTGATCGCCTTATTACTTACTGGCTTGATGTTGGTAATAATCCGGTACCACTCCCTACCTTTTACTCGTGAAAATATTTTGGGAGTAATCTTTACCGCTATTTGTTGGCCAGTAGTGCTTGCAATGACAATTATTGAATTGTTCAAAACTAATGAGTAATTAACAAGGCAACCATTTAACTGATTAACTATCTTTGTAGTGTTGAGTGGTTACACGTTTTCCCCCTTTCGTTATAACCCTCAACAAGTTAATACGATTGGGGGAGTTTTTTTTTATTGCTCATCCCCCTTCCCATTAGAACAGGGCGCATAGGGTGAGCGTTTTTAGTCAGGTGGCGGAATGGTAGACGCTATAACGAATAAGAGAGCAAGGCTACACGTTGATCCTTGCGTACAGGTTCGAGTCCTGTCCTGACTGCAACTCAATCATTGGCGGTGCAAATACGCTTGGGTGATTGTTTTAAGCGTTACAAGGGGATGATGGCACAGCGCAGCGGTAGCATTAAGGACAAAGCCGCAAGACCATCACGAGAGCCGAATATCTCGTTAAAGTAGTGTCCAGGTCAAAGGTCAACGGTGATACTTTGAAACTTGAAAGCGAAAGGACTCATTCGACGGATTGAATGAACTTTTAAGCAAAGAGAGTGAATGACAACTGATGTAATTATCAGTGGGATATTCTCATTCTCTTTTAGCTCAGGATCTATTCTCTGGATTAAATATTATTATATATATATGGATAAGAAACAAACTGCAGTCAATTGGCTAGAAATTAAGATGAAAGAGATTCTAGAAAAGAATGATATTATCATTGAAGATGCAATCTGGGAAATGGCTAAAAATATGGAAAGAACACAAATTACAAATGCATATATAGTAGGTGAGAGAGGTGGATGCAGTATGTGTGAAGATTACTATTTGAAAATGTATGGCAAACCAGGTGAAAACATATACAAGTGCAGATGATGGAATCACTAAAAATACATCTAAAAACAATAGCATTCATATTGTCATTTGTCATATTTTTTGTAATATTGTTGATATTACCTAAGCATATATTAAATTATGTGGTTATAAGCATAGCATTAATAGCATCAATTTTCTTGTATTGGATGATATATAAAATCATAAAACTATAATGATAATACTACCCGCACAAATTGAATCCATCAAATCTCGAAAGGATAGGACTACTGCCATTGTGATTGGCACTAATGAATTAACTCCTGACCAAGCGGGGCAAATATTCTCCCTTCAAAATTCGTTCGTCTATTGCGCTCTAAAAGAGGAAGAATTCGCTACTAATGAAAGGGATGTTCTAAATGACCTTAAAGCTGACTTTGAGATTGAAAAGAAATCGAATGGTCAAAGGTTAAGAAATGTCCTCTATAAACTATATGAGCAGGACAAAGAAGGTTTCCTTACCTTTACTAAGTATTACGATCATAAGATGGAGCAGTTAATAAACCATTTCAAAACCAAGTTGGAGATATGAAAAGACAGATTGAACAAGTCCGTGAATTCAGGAAGGCATTTAACCTATCAATGAGTGTCCACGATTGTGACCATAACTTACACTGTGATTTAATTTACGAAGAATTTAATGAAATTCAGGTTGCAAGTAATAATATCGAAATAGCCGATGCGATTATAGATCAAATGTATCTTCTCATCGGTTATGCAATTAACTTGCAAATTGAAGACAAATTAGAGGCATTATTCGATGAGGTTCACCGTTCTAATATGTCCAAGCTGGATGCGAATGGTCAGCCTATTTATCGTGAAGATGGCAAAGTGATGAAGGGTGAAAATTATTCTAAGCCTAATCTTAAAGAGATTTTAGTAACATTGTAAGTATCAACAAATTACAATTATATGCCATTTGAAAAAGGAAAATCAGGTAATCCAAACGGAAAGCCAATAGGTGCAAAAGGTCAAAAGACTTTGCAATGGGAGGCACTGGGTGAGTCTATTACCGGTCAACAAGCGGAGCAATTCAATGCATTCTTGGATAAGTTGTGGAATAGCAGGAACGATGAAGACAAGATGATAGCGAGTGAACTATACTTAAAGACATTGGAATACTTCAAACCCAAACAAGCGAGGAATACCATTGTCGGCGATTCCGACGCACCAGTACAAATAATCATATCGGACAAATTGTAAGCAATTCACTGAACAAAATGAAAACAAAGGGACAAATAGAAGTTAAAGATGCCAAGCGCATAGTCATGTATGATATTGATTTATCAGATGTGATACGTTACAGTTGTGTAATTGATGGTGATACACATATGTACACAACCGATGGATACAATAGACCTCACATTACTTTGGAACAATGGATTGACTTTGCAAAAAGTCGCCATTTATATAATTCAATTTTAACCGAATGAGAGCAATAATCGAATTCGACCTTGATGAGCCTACCGACATTGAGGCGCACAAACGCTTCACCAATTTGAATGGGGTGTATATTGCGCTATGGGAATTCGACCAAGAGATGAGAAGACAAATCAAGTACAATAGCGAAGATTATTCAGGTGAGCAGGTGGATGCGATTGATAAGCTACGGGATAAGTTTTATGAGATACTTAATGATAATAACGTAAAAATAGATTGATGGATCAAGAACAATCAAAAGACCAAGCCAAGCACACGTACACAATGTGCGTGTTATTCGGGTTGTGGCTACAACAAAAGGAGCAACGCAAGAGAATTGCTAAAACTGAAATGGTAAGACTCTTTGACGAATGGCTCAATAAAGTATTGGAGGAGGTACAGAATGCAAAAGATTAAAGTAAACCTTGACTATTCGACCATTACGGTGAAGCAATATGTTGACTTTCTAAATAACGAAGGCAATGATGTTGGGCAAGTGTCCGCTATTCTCGGACAACCCAAAGATTTCGTGAGGCAACTTACTCCCGAAGATATGGAGAAAGCTATTACTGCCTTTCGTGAGGTGATAACTAATCCATTGGCTAATCATCAGCACAAATGGAAGGGGTATGGATTCATTCCGGATATAAACAAAATCTCATTTGGTGAATGGCTTGACTTGGATACCAATTGCAAAGACTTTCCAAAGAATCTACCCAAGCTATTGTCCATCCTTTACCGACCTATCAGTTCGGAGATAGGAACGAAATATAAAATAGAGCAATACACTGCGGATCACTTATCCAATGCGAAAGACTTTGAGCAAATGCCTTTATCCATTGCCAATGGTGCGTTGCTTTTTTTTTCGACTATCGAAAGCGAATTAGTGACCACTTCCCTCTCGTTTTTAGAACAACAGATACAGACCAACTTGACGAAGGCGATGACGATGATGGAGGAGGAGTTGCAACAAGTGAATTAGCCGAGCGTTACGGATGGTTTCACGTTATCGAAGAACTGGCGGATAGAGATGTGACCAAATTTGAGGCAATCACAGAGACACAAGCATCAACAATCTTTGCACATCTTTCATACAGATTGGATTATTATAATTATCAAAAGCAATTGATGTCTAAAAAAGACTAATTAAGCTACTTAACTAATATGAGCGCATCATCACTATACACATACAACGTAGTCATTGGTAAATTCGAACAATTCGCCAATACACACGCACTCCTTCGCAGGTTCACGCACGGACAAATATCACAAGCTGACCTTGAAAAGGAAGGCGAGTGGCCTTGGATGCACGTTACACCAACATCATTTTCATTTGATGCAGGATCCTTGACCTATTCATTTGATGTTTATTTCGCTGACTTACCACGTGACAAAGATGATAAGACTGAATATCAAAGGCAGTCAATGAGCGAGTGCATCCAGTTGGCAGGTGACTTTGTGGCAATGTTGGAGAATGGCTCTATATTCGATGAGTCAGTAGTCTTGGGCAAACCAATAAGCGCACAACCTTTCATTGAAGAGTTTAGCCACGTGTTGACGGGTGTTCAGTTGTCCATTGACATCACAGTAGATTATCAGTGGAATGCGTGTGAGATACCATATATCGGAGAGTGATGAAAAAACTGCAATACACAACCAATGATCCATCTGCAACTACCGATTACTTGGCTGCGGATAACACTTGGAAAACAATACCAGGTGGTGGGGGTGGTAGTGGCATTCCAAAAGGAACAACATCGGGAACTGATACCTACACAACAACCATTACGGGAGTCACTGCCTATAATGATGGAGATGCCTTCTTAATTAGATTTGCCACTGGCAATACAACACAATGCACCTTGAATATCAATTCACTTGGTGCGATTCCATTGTACAGAAATAATAATGGTGAGTTAATAGGTGGGGATATTATAGATGGTGCTGAAATGCTATGCGTTTACAACTCCACTACTAATAGATTCCAAGTTATTGGAACTGCACCAAACACTCTCCTTTCATACGTGACCAATGCGGAAAGCACAACCATAACCAAAGGACAGGCTGTGTATGCATTCGGTGGAACGGGTGACCGATTAACCGTGAAGCTGGCTAACAATTCAGGCGATGCGACATCGGCGCAGACCATTGGTGTAGTGTTATCTACTTCCATTGCAGCAAATCAAAAAGGACTCATCATTATGCAAGGCCAAATTGATGGTCTTAACTTATTTCCTACTTCAACGTGGGCGGATGGAGATGCTGTATATCTTGGCGCAACCGCAGGTAGTTTCAGCAAGACCAAACCACTTGCACCAAATCATCTTGTATATCTTGGATTCGTGACAACTGCGAGTAATGGTAGTGCAGGGCGTATGTACGTACGTGTGCAGAATGGTTATGAAATGGATGAGTTGCATAATGTGAGTGCGGTTTCACCTGCGAATAATGACATCTTAAAATATAATACTTCAACTTCTTTGTGGGAAAAAAGCAATGTCTTATCCACTAAACAAGATAACATCACTTTAACCACAACTGGAACGAGTGGCGCAGCTACTTTGGTAGGTAGCACTTTGAACATTCCAAATTATAGCACCACTTTTGTTTCGCAATCCATCTTGAATCAAAATCACGGAGGTGTTGCTATTACAGGTAGTACAACAAGTGTTGGTGGATGGTCTGGAATTACAACATTCGCAGCAGCAGCGAGTGAATTTGCACGTAATACAATTATCCCAGTTGCAGGAACTCTTAAAAATTGGGCAATAAGTGTGGGTAACCAACCTGCTACTGGCAGTCTTGTTTTTACCTTGCGAGTCAATTCAGTGACTACCGCAATGACCATTACAATTGCAGCAGGTTCGTTATCGAATAAATATTACAACACAACAACAAGCGTATCAGTTGTGCAAGGTGACTTGGTTAGTTTTCAAGCGCAGAACAATGCAACATCATCAACAGGTGCAATAGTCAATAATTGTATTATGTATGAGATATAATATCACTGAAAATAATGGTGTGACAACCATTCACGTGTTTACACACAATATCTTTTTTGCATTCGATGGGAGTGATGATTACGCACCATTCCGGAACGCACTAATTGAAAAAGGAGTGGATGCCTTTGTTGATCTACTTATAGCCGATAGTAACACAGCATTCTTAAATTTCACCAATGGCTACTAATCCAATCACTCAATTGATGAACGAATTCGGGCAGGAGGTTGTTGAACGTGCTATGCTGAATCTTGGGGTATATCGCACAGTGAACGGAAAGAAGCGTAGAGCAGTGGCGAGTGATAACTTGCGTAAGTCATTGGCTTACCGATATGACAATAAATACAAGCGCATTGATTTCTTTGCGAAAGGTAGTGCAAGTGAATATGCCTACTATGTAGAGGAAGGTCGAAAGGCAGGAAAGAGACCGCCAACGGATAAGATATTGGAGTGGATGAAAATAAAAAGAATCCAACCAAGAAATGAGAATGGCTCATTTAAAAAATTTGCTACTCCAAAGGCCAAAGAAAATGCGATGGAAGGGATAGCGTTTAATATCAGCAGGGCAATAGGTGCAAGAGGCATCAAGCCATTGTTCTATTTTAGAGATGCAGTGAACGAGACGGTGGTGGATTTTAACGATAGATTTTTAGCTGCATTAAAGGGTGAGATAACAATTGCGATAGAAGAAAATTTACAAGGTAAAATAAAAGTATAATGGCATATAGTACAGCATTAACAGGGTTAACCGCACAAGGCGCAGATGAATTCAAGGGGTTATGCTACTCCAATAACGATACATCGTTCACGATGACATCAAGCGAATTCGCCAATAGTGGGTTTAAATACGTGGTGAACATAGTTGACAACGCAACGAACGATGAATATAAATTTTATATTGCACCAAACGCAGCAGGTAGTGGTGTGTTCAATGCTAAAACGATTTTCAATCAACTTGTTCCTACATCACTTGTGATACCAGGTAGTGATGATATTCTCATCCAAATAAGCGCACCTATTGTGAGTGACGAAATGATGGTCAATACTTTTCAAGTTGAATTATTTGAAGGGTATGATGTCGGAGGGGTATTCACGGAGGATTTGTCAGTGATGGTGAGTTATGATTTGATGTGCATTTATGGTAAGGGCAAAGGTAACTTTTTAGTGATGGGTAGCAATGACACTTTACCCATTGCATTAAGCGAATGTTTCGACAATACAATAGGCTTCAACGCTGAGACCATAGCTTCACGCATCAACATTCCTTTGGCATTACAACAAGAGGTGATTAATTGGCAAAGAGTCTCACGTTCAAACGTGACTGGGGCAGAAGATAGCGCATTCAAGATTCTCACGTGGATAGGTGATGATGGTACTTATTTGAATAACAACTACATCTTTCCAAGCGGTCAAGTAACAGGATTTTATTTTGACCTTTACGATAACGAATACAATTTAGTGACATCATTTACTATTCCTTACAATTATGGCGCAGGTTCATTGTATCACTTGCCAGTTGGGTTAAAGAATTTATTGAGCGGTTACATAGATCAAGGCGAAGCGGATGCGACTGCATTTTGGACAGTGTATGCGTATGGTTCGGGAGGTATTCAATTGAGTGCTAAATACGGATTCTACATTGATGATGATTGTAAGCACAATCCAGTCCACGTTTATTGGCTCAATCAAAAGGGTGGATGGGATAGTTTCTCTTTCATCAAAAAGAACGAGCGTAGCATTGAGGTAGAAAAGAAAAGATACAAGCAGTATCTTGGAGATTACAATGGTGCTACCGCATCAAGTCCATTTGAGACCAAGAACTATTCAAGGTCACTCACTGAAAGAGAGCCTATCGTTAAGACATTCATTAACTTAACAAGCGATTGGGTAACGGAGAGTGAATTCAAATTTATGAAGGACTTATTCCAATCGAAATCGGTGTGGATGGTTGACGATAACGTGGATGGGTATAACATTCTTCCTGTTGTAGTTGAGGACAATAATTTCTTGATGAGAAGGGAGCGCAATAGTCGCAAATATAACCAACAATTGAGACTGCAATTGGCTAACGAATATGACACGCTGAATATTACTGCTTCCGAGTATCCTATTCCTGCGCCAACTCCTTGCGATTACTACACGGTATTCGGTTATATGAGTGGCGGTTTAATGACATTGGGTAGTAATGTCGGCAATGCGTGTAACATAGTTGTAAATAATGCAACAAGGGATAGGGATATTATTATCAGTGTACGTGATTCATTCAACAATACACCAATAGCAGGACAAACGTACTACGTGAAAATTGATTACAATTTTACTACGCCAGTCAGTCCAATTCGTATGGGCAGTGTCCAACTTGGTAACGCGAGTACTGGTGGAGGTGCAGTTATCTCTTTACAAGGCTTACAATCACCTGGTACATCAATCATTACTAACGCAGTATGGGGTACTCATTCAACAACTACTTACAACTATTTTAGATTAGTGTTACCCGGTTGGTCGGGAGGTGGAACGGTAAGCGGTAATATCTACATTGAATTCGGTTTTGGTAATTGTCCATAAATAAATTGAAATGGAAACAGCATTAATATTATACACCCAAGCGGACAATACTCCGTACTTGGTGGACTTATATGAGAACGAAAACATCTCATTGAATTACTCATTTAATGACATCAAAGACCTCACTCCAAGAGGTAACTATTCGAGGACTTTTAGAATTCCCTTTACTGAGACAAACGCAAAGATTTTTGGATTCATACAAGAAAATACTTTTCAGTTTAGTGGCTTCAATCCAAAGCGAAAGATTAACGCATCAATAACAGTTGATACCATTCCAATCATTGACGGATATGTGCAATTTAAAGCTGCATATACAACCAATGGTGAGGTCACAGACTTGGAGATTGTATTTTTTGGAAATGTGGTTGACTTTTTCAAGACCATTGGAGATGCTGATTTCAAAAACTACATAGCAGGTGAATTAACAACTGACTATCCCATTGATGTAACATTCAGCTCAATTGATACGGTTGCTGCTTATACAGATATTCAATTTGGATTAACGGATAGAGGTAACAAATGGGTGGGCAATAGCTTATCGGATGGTCGCTCAATTTACGTTAACCCATTTGATACATCGGAGGCTATCTTAGCGGAGATAGTAAAACCATTTGAACTGACTCCATTTGTTTTGGCTCGTTATATTTTTGATAAGATTTTTACACTCAGTGGATTCCAATTCAATGAAGCAAATAGCACCACATTAGCTGACCAATTAGATAAGATGTGGATACCTTGGACAAGTGAAGGGAACACAATGGTGATGATTGGTGGCAATGGTGACCAAGCTGTTTACAAAGTTGAAGGTGGGATTGATAACGTAGGATTTGATGGAAGCAATTTTGCACCTGTAACTCTTGCGGATGGTACAACTATTTATAGTTACACCGTTCCTGCGATGACTGTTATTAATGATCCAGGGTCAAACGTATCAGGTGCTAACATTTACACTGCTCCATTTAGCGGTAACTACATAATCAATTCGGTATTATCCATCAATACAACACTTGGAGGTATTCCAAATCTTGGATTAGGATTTATAGTAACAACTCCAATAGGTGACAAATTCATCACACCAGTAACTTTATCAAACATCTATATTTTCAGTTCCTCTGGAAATAGAGCTGCTGCTGTTAGTTTGGGTGAAACAACTACTGATTCATATTTTTTAGAGGTCGGAGCAACAGTTGAATTAGTGTTGTGGTGCGAGGTCGCTGATATAACATCTGTTCCTGCTGGGGTTTTAGTGTTCAAAGATTTGTCTACTTATGGAAGTCCACCATATAATGAAAATTCAAACATTACTTGTATTGAGGCATCCAAGACCTATGGCAATGCAATTGATTGGGCTGTCAATGCACCGATAATGAAATGCAGTGAATTCATTTCGTCTCTTTTCAAGATGTTCAATCTTGTTGTTATTCCAGATGATGTTAACCCAAAATTGCTCACCTTAAAACCCATCCAAGAATATCTTGGTGAAGGCTCAACAAAGGACTGGTCAAATAAGTTGGACATATCAAAGGATATCACAATAACATCAACTGCTGACTATCAAGCGAAAAAAAATCTTTGGACTTACAAAGCATCAAATGACTATTTAAACAATATCTACAATTCACAAGGAGACCGCATTTATGGTAGATTGGAGTTGGTTGATCCCGAAAATGATTTTGCTACCAATGATTACAAGGTTGAATCATTATTCTTTCCTTCACCTTGCGCCTTGATTAACAACACTGATTTAGCCATTCCTAAATACATCAATGATGCAGGTAGTTATGTAGCACCTGGTGCAAGAATTCTTTACAAAACTGCTGACCAAATAAAGATTGACATTTACGATAATGAGACTGGCAATTTTGTTTCAAGATTTTTCCCATTGTTCAACCATTACACAAGTAACATTCCAACACTTGCGGATGAAGATTTGAACTTTGGACAAGAGGTCTCTTTACAACGTATCGAATCACAACCTTGGAAAACACTTTATGCACGTTATTGGAATGATTATATAGCTGACATTTACGCACCTGATGCACGTATCATTGAAGCATACTTTGCCCTTGAATTTGCGGACATTTATCAATTCAAATACAATGACCAAATATTCATCAAAGATGCATACTGGCGCATCCTTGAAATCAGCGACTATGTTGTTGGTATGCAGGATAGTGTGAAGGTGAAACTCATCAAAGTAGTGAGCGCACAACCTGATTGCTTACTTATTCCGGATAGCGTTATCAATGCCAATGGTACTGTACCATTTTTGGATGGGGATGGCAACCCTGCCGAGGCAACTGAATCATGTTGCAACTTTTACGGATACTTATGGGTGGGTGGCAATTGCTTTGCGAAAGTACCTGATGGAAAGGAAAAGACTTTGAAAGCAGGAAACTCAAATGAATTGCTTTTACCTAATCCAGTTAAAGTGACCGATGCCACTACATTGATTGCAACTCCAAATAATAACATTGATAAGAGCGTATTGAATAGCGTTATCTATGGTGAAAATAATGTAGTAACGCGAAGCGTATCTAATAGCTTGGTTGGTGGCACTTATGCAAAAGCAATCAATAGAGGTGTGACCATTGGTAGCGGTGGCACGTATGCAGGTCAATACCAAAGTGGAATAATTCAGTTAAACGGTAGCGGTGATTTCACCAATGATACCACACCAATAACACTCACTAATTCAAGTGCCTATATTACAATGCCAGATGACTCTGTTTGGTATGCGAAATTGATGTTGACAGTTGGACAAATCAATCTCGGTATTGATGGCAATGGAGTGGTAGAATTCAACCTTCATTTGGCTACAAGCGCAGGGGTGCTGTCCATCAAAGATGCAATCATTGTAAGTGAAAATCTTGAAACATTCTCAGGCAATTTCCAATTTGACATTGACATTAGCGGACTAACTTTTGCACCACGTTTATTACTTAAAAATGATACCTATCCACAAGACAATATCTTTGTTGGAGGTCAATTAATTTACAATCAATACCATTATGAATAATCCACAGCAGACATTTAAGAACATATGCGAGATGCAAAAGATGGGCATCAAGTCAACCCATCCATCAAGCGAAAATAAGCTACCAAATTGGCTCACGAAAGGCATCAATTTAAGCGTTGTTGCTACTTTACTTATAGGTACTATTTATTTAATTAAAATGATTTTCAATGGCTGACAATAAGGTAGTTTTAGAATTCGAATTACAAGGCAACGCAACCGAAAAAACGCAATCATTAAGGGCGCAGATGCGTCAATTGAGGGAAGAACTTGCAAGACTTCCAGAAGGCACTGCGGAATACAACAAAGTGCAAAGGCAACTCGGAGAACTGACTGATAAAGTTGGTGATTTAAGTAAGTCGGTTAATACATTAGCAGGTGATCCATTGGAGAGGTTGAATAACTCCTTTGGGATGATTGGCTCATCTATCTTATCACTTGATTTTGGCGCAGCACAAACTGGATTGCAAGGAGTAACCAGTGCGATTAAAGATTTTAAATTTGGAGACCTATCAAAAGCGGCCAAAGGATTTGGAAGCACGATGATGGATTTGGGTAAAGCATTGTTGACCAATCCAATCTTTTTAATAGGTGGAATTATTGCTTTAATCATATCCAATTTTGAAGCATTAACAGAGGCAGGTGGATTGGTTGGTAAAATGTTTGGATTTCTCAAAACAACTATTGATTCAGTTACACAAGGTCTTGTAGATTTTATGGACTGGATAGGGTTAACCGATTCCAAAGCTGCGGAACGTGCGGAGAATGATAAGAAAAGAGCAGAGGAAAATAAAAAGCTAAAAGATGAGGAACTTAAAAAGGCCAAAGAAGTTGAAGAACAAAAAGAAAAGTTAGCGAAAGAGGCAGCAGAGAAAGAGGCGCAAAGAATTCAAAAGATTAAGGATGACCAAAAGTCATTAACCGACTTTATTAAAACTGAAAATGAAAAGCGTTATCAAAACTTTTTAAGCAATCGTGAAAAAGAACTTCGTCAACTTGAATTAGAATATGAGCAAAAGAAAAAACTTGCGTACGGAGACAAAGAACTTTTATTACAATTGGAAAATGCGTATAATGCACAAAGATTAGGGGTTGAATCAAAATATTTTACTGCATCAAAAGACATTAAAAAAACAGCAGACAAAGAAGATATAAAAATAAAAACTGATAACTTACGTTCAACCATTCAATTTGCAACTGATGAAGAACTTGTTGAATATCAAAGCGCAGAAAATAAGAAAGCAATTGAAGATAGTTTGTATCAACATCGCTATATGTTGGCGCAAACATCATTGGGTGCAATAGGCTCATTAGCGGATGCGTTAACTGCAAATGGTGTATTAAATGCAAAGCAATCTTTTAAAGTCAACAAATCTTTACAATTAGCACAAGCAGGAATGAGCGCAGTACAATCAGTGCAATCAGTTTTAGCTGACCCAACTTTGATTGGCCCTGCACGTTTTATAGCTGCTGCTGCTGCTGCTGTTGCAGGTGCTGCGAATGTCGCAAAGATTTCAGCAATGAAATTTAATCCAGGTACAACCGCAACTGCATCTTCATCAACTACAAGTATGGGTGGTGCAATGGGTGGAGGCGGTGGAGGTTCTACATCTGCACCTGCACTTGACCTTTCCTTTTTAAACAATGGACAAACGAAAGCACAACCGTTACAAACCTACGTTTTAGCTACTAATGTAACCAGCGCACAAGATGCACAACAGAAGATTTTAGACCAATCAAAATTAATTAAATAAAATGAAAGAAGAAGAAGTAAAAGTTATTGAGTACACCATTGATGATAGTGGATATCTTGGTGTTCACGCAATGAGCCTTGTTGAAAATCCTGCTATTGAAGTAGATTTTGTAGCATTGTCAAAGACTCGCAAAGTCCAACAGGCTGCGGTTGAAGAAGGTGAGCGCAAGATGGTGTATGGTGCGGTGATGATTCCAGAACAATTGATATACCGAGTTGATGCCGTAGGTAGAGAATACTACTGCAAATATTCAAAGGAGACAATCAATAAGATAGCACAAGAATATCTTAAACGCAATATGCACCACAACTCCAATTTAGAACACGAGATACCAGTTGCAGGATGCACGGTTGTGGAGTCTTGGATAACAGAAGGGCAATATGATAAGAGCCAAAACTTTGGTTTCTCCTTTCCGGAAGGTACTTGGTGTATCGGTATGAAGATTGACAATGACGAAGTATGGGCATCAATAAAACAAGGCGATGTAAAAGGCTTTTCACTTGAAGGATTCTTCACTGAGATAAGTGACGAGTATATGACACAACAAGAAATCGAAAAGATAATGAAGGAACTCGAAAAAGAGTTGACTGGAATGTAATACACATCCATTGCCTCTCAACGATGCACACTTTGGATGTTTTTCATTACACCGGTGCAGGTGTATTGTTTACCCGACAAAAAAGGCCTCCACGTTTGGGGGCCTTTCTTGTTGTAACAACTAAACAAACGAACCTAAACAAAAACTATGCGGGAACAAAAATAGGGGTTTTGCTACTAATAGGTAGAAAAACAAAAAAGTAGATATGAACAAAGTCACAGAGATTGTTTCAAAGTACGCTGATAGATTGAAGGCATTTGGCATTCAACTTTCTGCGGATGGCGAAATCAAAAAAGAGCAACAGATGGCAATGGCCATTCTTGCCGATGGCACTGAGGTGTATTCACCCGATGCTGAATTCAAAGTTGGTAGCGAACTATTCGTAATGGATGCCGATGGCAATCCCGTTCCTGCTCCCGATGGAGAACACACAACTGCTGAGGGCAAAGTAATCGTGGTAAGCGGTGGAGTTATCGCTGAGATTAAAGAGCCAGTTGAAGAAGAACCAAAGGTAGAGATTGAAATCGAAGAAGAAAAACAAGCTGCATTTGATGGAGTAAGTCGTGAAGAATTCGAGTCAACAATCAACTCTTTGGTTGAAGCGTTTGAAGCTAAGATTGCAACATTGAACGCTGAGAAAGAAACTCTTTCTGCAACCATCGAAAAGATGTCAAAGCAACCTGCTGTTGATTCAGTTAAAAAGTCTGTTGCAGTTGCACAAAATAGCGCACCTATGGACTTGGCTAAAATGGATGTCAAGAATAGAGTGTTTGCAGTAATGAATAAATATAAATAATCAAAATAAAAAAGAAAAAAAATGGCATCATCATTGACCATCAACAGTTCAACCTACGCAGGTGAATTAGCGTTGCCTTACATCAACGCAGCTATTTTGTCAGGAGACACTTTGGCTAAAAATTATGTAACTCTTAAAGAAGGTGTTAAGTACAAGGCAGTTTTGAAAAAATTGTCAAACGCTGCATCTTTGGTTCAAGATGGAACTGCTTGCGATTTCTCACAAGCTGGTGAATTAAATTTGGATCAAGCAGTTTTGGAAGTAAGTGATTTAAAGACTAACTTGGAATTGTGCAAGAGTGAGTTCGCACGTGATTTTGAAGCTGCTCAAACAGGTCGCGGATTCATCAACGATGTTGTTCCTTCTAACTTTGCTGATTTCTTAATCGGTTATGCTGCTGCAAAAGTTGGTGAGACTATCGAATATACTATTTGGCAAGGTGATACCTTAGGTACTTATGATGCATTCGATGGATTTGAAAAGAAATTGAAGGCTGGATTGAGCGGTTCTGCTGACCAAACTTGGGCTGCTACTTTGAGCGCATCAACTGTTATCGCTAACTTGAATGCTGTTATCAATGCGTTGCCTGCTGCCTTGATTGGTTCACCTGAAACCAAATTGTATATGAACCGTGCTACTGCTCAGTTCTATCGCCAAGCCATCACTGCTTTGGGTTATATGCAAATGTATCAAGCTGCTGATAGCTTCAACTTGCAATTCAACGGATATGACATTTATGTTTGTCCCGGAATGTCAACTGGAACAATCGTAGCTGCTCAACCATCTAACTTGTTTGTAGGTGTTGACGCTAATAGCGACTTTGCAGAAGTTAAGGTTGTAGATATGTCTTTGACTGACGCATCCGATAACGTACGTATGGCAATGCGCTACCGTGTAGGTGTTCAAGTTGGAGTGTTGACTGACTGCGTAATCGGTCACAACTAATATTAACCACAAGTAAAGGGGAAGGTGGTTAACTCTGCCTTCCCTTTATTTTAACTAACTAAAAAAATAAAAATATGGCTTGTGAATTAACCGCAGGATTTACACTTGATTGCAAAGATACCATTGGTGGTATCAAAGCAATTTACTTGCAACAACATCAAGACTTTTTGAGTGGTGTAACTATTGATGCATCCAGTGAAGAAGTTGATGGATTGCCTACCGCATCCATCTACAAATATACTTGCCCTAAGCACACTGGTAGCTTCAATGAGGAAGTTGCGTCAAGCGTTGAGAATGGCACAATATTCTACACGCAAACAGTTGCTGCTACCTTCTTTGCTTTGAGTGCTGCACGTAGAAAGCAATTGGAATTGGTTGCTAAAAATCGTCTTATTGTTTTTGTTCAAGATAACAACAACAACATTTGGATGGTTGGTAGAATGGATGGTGCAGAAGTTACCGCTATGACTACATCAACTGGTACTGCCAAAGGTGACTTGAATGGTTACACCATTACTTTCACCGCAGAAGAGGCGCACAAGGCTTATCGTTTGGAATCTTTCACAAGTACTCCTTTCGATAACTTTGCCTCTATCACTGTTGTATCCCCAACTATTTAATTTATATTTGTAGGTAGTGAATTACTTACAGACTAATACCGCCTCGCAAACCCTTCTTCTTTCATTAGAGGAAGGGGTTTTGCTTTTACCTTCCTTTACGGACTATCTGTTAATCTTACAAAATGAGATTACACTAAAATTATTTGCGGTTATTCCATCGGTTATTGACACAAATGAAAGAATTACTACGCTATCCATTAGCACTGATGTTGACGATGCTGTCAATGGTAGTATTCTTGTTACTGATGGTGGTCGCT